GCTGCCCACGAACGCGGGGAAGTGTACATCCACGGAATCAAGGACATATACGAGGTCGCGTAGGTAATCCGTGCGAACGCGCCCGTACATCCAGCGCGTAGCGCAAATCTCGTAGATAAGCCAGGCAATACCCTCCTCCTCCTCGTTCAAATATGTAAGGAAATGAGTAAGAGGTGTGGAATTGTTCGCAGTGGCAGATCTCAGATTGCTCTGCACGGTCTGAATATATGCGGAGGGCACGAGCGACTGGCTCCACTCCTGGAGAATAGAGCGCCAGTTGAAGATACGGGTCTGCTGAGGGGCGTTCGGGTTCCAGAACATTGTAAGCGGGACAGTCCATACGGGGCCTGGCACGAATCAATTTTTTAGAGGGCTGGCGGCCACTTTACTTTTTCTCCTCCTCGGGCTCGGCCACCGCTACAACAACATCTGCGGTTGTTGTGGCAGGAGTATTCGGATCTTTGAGAGGATTGAATGACACAGATTTTTTTGGCTCATCTACAGAGCGCCTGGACATCGTCCTGCCTCTGTCAACCAAAGTACTTCTGGTAAATGACATCGGATGTTGAACACCCTTGCGTGATTCCTTTTGCTGTATCACCTGTTTCTCTAAATTCTCCACACGCTCGTGCATCGCCTGTAAGATAGTTCCTGATAAATCTGCGACGGCCCTCTCCAGACGCTTATCTACATCGGGCATCATCGCCTCATGCCATACCTTGCGCTTCTGCTGTAAGAAAACGGCAGCATCTGTGGCCACTTTCTTAAGACGCTCATCATTTGAATTGAATACCTTGGTGTGATCCACCCCGTGCGCAATATCAGGGCGCTTGAAATCCTTGATGTGTTCAAACTCCGTCTCAAACATCTTAATAATATCATCAGGTATAGGAGGCGACTGCTCAATGAGACGATCCAGATCGGAACGGCAGATCTTTAAGAAATCCATGGAATCTATACGCTCTTTCGGATGTAGGGCGAGTTCTACAGCCACTTGGCGCTGGAACTTGCCCCACGCAATAGAAGCTACACGATTTGATTCGGACGACTGCGCATAGCGGAAGAAGTTGCCGAGAGTTGTGAGAATACCTGTAAAAATAGATACGCTTCCAATACCTATCTGCGCATACTTCTGCGACTCTTGATTGTTTCCTACAATACTCTCTAACATGAAATTCGCAGACCCTGTCAGTGTAGACAAGACAATCACAGGTACAGTAATCCACATATTGGATATCGCCATCTTCTTCTCACCCTTATCGTGCATCCAGCGATAGGAAGCAGCAATATCTGCCCAACCAGCCATCAACTCTTCTTGCTCCTTAGTCCAACCATTATTAGGCTTGGGAGGTTTGGGATTTCCAGATAAATCTACTGATTTGTTGGCGGGCGACGGAGATCTAGACATTCTAATTATAGAGTTTTATTATACACTTCTACCACGACCACGAAAGCCGCCTCGGCCGCCTCTACTTCCCCTGAAGCCGCCACCAGACTTCTTCGCTTCCACGCCAGCCTTGTATAGGGCGTCAGCCTCCTCAGCCGTAAGCGTCTTTGGGTCAATAGTATCTTTTATACTGATAAACACCTTCGTCTTCAAATCATGTTTGTACATATACGGACCGTATTGTCCACGGCTAAATGTATATGGCCCAAAGACATATTTAGCGGCAGCAGAATCCGTCTTCGCCCGAAATTTCTCCTGGATTGCGTCGGGTGTATCCGTGTCGACATACGGAATCATCAACTCGCCCATCTGTAAATACATCCCATATGGCCCCTTCTTTTTCACAATAGGCTTGCCATTATAAAAGCCCATGTTCGCATCTTCTTTTTGTTTTTTTATCCAGTTGCGCGCCACTTCTTCGCTAATCCCATGTACCGTCTCATTAGGTGGAAAGGAGTAAAAGGTGGGTTTGGTGGCTTCGTCCGATGATTCTTGGACGAGGAGTGGACCCGTCTTTGACATTACGGCCTTGAAGCCGCCGCCGAAGTCCTTGACCTTCTCGGAAGAAGATGGAACTGAGGAAGATGAGCTCAGGCGCAGATAATCGGCCTTATAGGAATTCCACGTATCACGGCACAAGGCCTTCCACTGCTCCCTGCCCTTTGACACATTGTCCAGACGCTCCTCCATCTTCGCGGTGAATTCGTAGGCGAATAGCTGGGGGAATTCTTTCGTACAGAACTGGACCACCGAGTCTCCTAGGGCAGTCGGTACGAGTTTATGCTTCTCGGCACCCAGGGTCATTTGTGTAGTAGTGGCTAGCGGTGGCCACTCCCCTGGCTTCACCGAGAGCGTAGTGTTCTGAATGCTCGTTCCTGCAATATCATTTTTCTCCACGTAGAGTTTTTCAAAGAGGACTTCCACCAGGCTTGCGAAGGTGGACGGACGTCCTATACCGCGTTGTTCTAGCTCACGAATCAAGGTGGCTTCCGTAAATCGGGAGGCAGCCTTTGATCTCTTCGGGCTGGCTGTGAGCGTCTTCCAGGTGAGAAGAGTGCCCTTGGTAAGTTCCAGAGCCTTTTTCCAAATTACCGCATCCTCAGACTTCTCATCAGCATTAGCATCGTCGTCGTGTTGAACAGGTTTTCCGAGAATCTGCCATCCTGCGAATTCTGTCGTGCGCCATGAAGAAGACCAGGGGAATTTTGCCTCGTCGGCATCGAGAGTTATATTGGCTGTGCGTGTTTGACCACGCGCCTGGCTCATCACGGATTGTAGCGCGCGACGATGGATGAGGGTATAGATTTTACGGTGATTGGCTGTCCAGTCTTCCATCAGTGGGAGCTCCTTCAGCTCAAAGTGAGTAGGGCGAATGGCTTCGTGAGCTTCTTGGGTCTGTTTGGCAGAAGCAGGCGCTTTCTTCTTCGGCACAGCTTGCTTGGCTGTAGGAGCCACGTACTCAGACCCATGCTCCTTTAACACTATATTCTGAGCCTCTTTCACTGCCTCTTCACTAAGAATAGCGTGATCCGTGCGCATATAAGTAATATGCCCTGCTTCATACAATTCCTGGGCGATTTTCATTGCCGACTTTGGATTGATTTTGTATAAGGAGCTTGCTTCCTGTTGTAATGTACTCGTAATAAGAGGTTTGGGAGGATTGGCGGTCCATGGGTTTTGTACCATTGACTTTACGGTGGCCCTTTTATCGCCGTGTACGTTTTCCAAGTAGTTCAGCGCTGATTCCTGATCTTCCAACTCGTCTTCCATGGAGGATATAAAAGGTAGACTAGGGGAGCTGAACTCGCCGGCAAGTTTCCAGGTGGTCATGGAGGAATGGTTGATTATTTCCTTCTCGCGGTCACTGACAAGACGGAGCGCGGGCGTCTGGCATCTTCCTGCGCTAAGGGAGCGCGCCACATGCTTCCAGAGAAGAGGAGAAATCGTGAACCCTACCAGCATATCCAGTACTGACCTCGCTTGTTGCGCATACACCACATTCATGTCAATGCGCCTCGGATTCTGTACGGCAGCCTTAATGGCCGTCTCCGTGATTTCGTGGAAGACGGAGCGCGGTAGAGAGGCTGGGTCGCGTTTCAGTAGACAGGCCACGCTGTAGGCAATTGCCTCGCCCTCTCTGTCATCGTCGGCAGCCAGATATATCTCGGAAGCTTTTTCGGCAGCGTCCATGATCGGTTTCATGGCTTTCGTCTTTTCCTTGAGGAATCGGAATCGTGGCTCAAACTCGCGCTCTAAGCCAACGGCGTCCAGAGTCTCTTCCAGGGCGCGGATATGGCCCATGGTTGCCAGGACAATCCAGCCTTGGCCTAGGAATCCAGCGATTTTCTTACATTTGGCGGGAGATTCCACGACCAGCAGATTGAACATATCTGCTAGAGAGACCGATGTAAAAGGCACTGGGGTATTCAAATTTAGAGGGTTAAGGCCTATGCTTATATTAATATAGTATATGCCGAAGTCAAAGGGAACCAGGACATCCAATTTTGAGCATATTGTTCTCCAGAAAAATCGGTTCGCCGCCTTAGAGCTTGACTCATCTTCTGATTCTGAGGTTGAGAAGGTAGAAGAGTCGGCGGATGAGATGGTCTCAGTAGATGAGAGGAAATCAGTAGATGAGAAACCCACGAGTAAGGGGGAGATGCGGAAGTGGACGAATCCAGATTCAGAGTCACATGTAAACATCTTCAACAGCCCCTTTTACAAAGGCAAGAGACCCCCGTTTAAACAAAATACGCGCCCGCGATTTGTGGACGATGAGTGGACGAGCATTGGAGAAGAGCATGGGGCAAAGGTTACGTATGAGGATCGGCTATCTACGGTAAGAGATGGTGCGAAGGCACCTACAGGGGATACCATCATATTTCCCCCAGAAGAAGATATTACTACCGCAGCCATGTGGGCGGTAAAGGTGAAGGAATCTTTAGAGAAGGCCGAGGCAGCCCGAGCCAAGCCCGACGATTTCCACGAATCTCTCAATCGCCTCAGTTTTTTCCGGCGTCCTATGGCGAAATAATTTGTAGCACTAAAAAGTATATGAACGCCAAGTACGAAGCTTCTGTATCTCCTTCAGCGCTTGCGGATGCCTGTTTTCAAAGTGTAAAAGGGTTAGATGTTACGGCTGTTAACCCCGCGAATCTAGTGGCTGACAGCTCGGCGGTGCCTTATGAAGCGAATCAGGAGATTTTCAAGAATCTCTCTCTCGCGTGGTGGGTTCAAGGGCTGAATGCGGACACTGTACAGTACCGTCCTGTGAGCAATGAGGTGAACTGGGCGTTTGTGAACTCTGAGGGAAAAGACGTGAATATCGCGAAGGAAATCACGGACGTCATCATACCGAATCGCACCGCCAGTGTGATTCGCGATGCCGATACAAAAACAATGCGCTGGACCTTGGAAGACAATGGATGCCTTCTAATGACCAGGGTGGATGCGATGTTTTTTTAGAAGCCGAATAACAGCCCTGCGCGACCTCCGTAGACACGCAGAATGTTGTAGGTTTCGAACCATGTGTAAACTGTGTAAGAGGGTTGTGTGCCTGTTGTTCGGAGAGAGCCCCTGGATGACTTGAATTCTAGGAACAAGTCTATGTTCATGATCTTGTCTAGATTCGCATGGCCCATGGGATTGCTGATTCCGAACTCCTCGCCTTGGGTGCCAAAGGGTATGTGGTAATAATATTTATTGTGCCAGGGCGTCTTGCGTTGCTCCATGGCTGGTAAGATGCTCTGGAATAGGGAGGGCACATCAGTGGCATATCGCACAATCTTGCCCTCATATGTGAGGGAAAACTCGCGAATCGGCTCTGAGTCTGCGTCGGAATACGCAGGAATCAGGGGCTCAAATGTATGTTTACCTAGGCCACTGGCATCTGGCCACCAGGGTTGTACAGGATTATAGCGCACAGAGTATGTTTGTAGTGGAAACGTGGTAGATGCGCCATAGACGTTTGTCACATGTACCTTGATAGTATTTTGGTTTGTGTCATAGGAAAGTACATAGCCTTTGAAGGACTGGGTTGGAGGAGAAGATGTGTTTTCTACCGCGATGGTGTCGCCTACTTGATATAAGCACTCATCAGCGAGGGTCAGTGAGACTTCGGATGCCACGGATAATCGCGTCGCAGAAAAGGTAGTCTGCGTAGTATATCCATTGTATTTTGGAGGGCAGGTCATATCGCGGGTGGCGAGGAAAGGTGCATTCACTAGCTCGGCATCTGTCCTGTGTACGTAGAAATACATGTCTTTCGTCGGATTTGGCACACGGTACGGTATTCTTATACTCGAATTTCCTGCGGTTTCGGTGGCTTTCGCATAGTGCTGTAGAATGGGATATGTCAGGTCTCCTAGGCGTATGCGATTCGCCTCGGGACCGTCCAGATACACATATTCCAGAAGTATATTGGCGGATTGAATATCCAAGGATGTGACAGTTGTTGTGTTGCCACCTGCGCCGCCGCTTGTGCCACCGCCTCCACCGCCAGGCGTTTCGGTTGTTTGGGTCAAGACCACATAATCTCCTCCGCAATTCGCGCCCTTCACTGTAGTCTGCATAGTTGTAATAGTAGGTGTAACAGGGGTTGGTATGTCATTTGGGCCGGTCGTTGTACAGATAGGTGTGCCGTTGGCGTCATGGATGAAGAATGGACTTCCTGTGATGACGGGATATGAATTGATGCCATTCTGGTTTTGGCACTGCTCTGAGCTCGTGATCAGATTCTGTAGATTATTGAACTTCACAGATATCTGTACATTGTCATAGCTGATTGCGTCAATGGGAAGAGCCTCAGAAGGATCTCCGCGATGGAACCAGAAAGGCAGGGGAATCGCCAGCTCTCGGATAAGAGGCGTGCGCATATCCCAGCCGGCTTGGAAGCCTCGGTCAGAGCGCCCAATCATGCGATTTAGGGTGGTGACCTTCTCAAGAGGTGTATGAAACTCGTCTAGGACTTCCATCAGTCTCCCGTCAATCGTATCTATCGCATTTCCTCCGATAGTCACTTGCGCACTTGTAACCAGTGCGTGGCCGACGGAGTTTGTCCAGCCGAATGTCGGGCCCGCGAAGGCTTTATCATTCACTTCCGCCTCTTGCTTCGCCGCGAGTTGTCGTGTGCTGATGTCTGGGAGTGTGACCATCAGAAAGGCTCGTGTAATGAGGTGGCCCCTCCTAGGGATTGTACAACGCGCCGTTGTACCGAATGCCGGGGTGTTGTCAAATTCCACTGTGTACCACTCCGTGGTGAAACGACCGGCTTTTACATAGACGCGCTGGAAATCGTCAAGCTTCAAGGAACCTTTGGCCGCGATGAGGCGGTCGTCCTGGATGCCCGAATGCAAAAGCTTCAACAACCCAGCCGAAGCCATCTTTATGCGTGGTGTATAAAAACTATAAGCGTCCTTTGGCCTTTTTAGGTTCGGTAGATAAACCTTTTCAGATTGGACTGTTGAAGTTGTGTTCGGGTTCTAGGCTCTTGTCTTTTTCCTTTATAAAACCACTCCTGTAGTGCGTCCGCATGATACACAAAACATTTGATAGGGGATTTTGGTATAGAGAAGTTTCCACAAGGGTGGATAATTTGCACACACTCGTCCCCATCCACAAAGGGTTCATATGTTATAGAATCCGTATCAGTTGTAAGAATGATATCAGAACCCTCCTTCAGGGTACCAATATCTTCCGATTGAGAAATACAAAGGTGTGAGCCCCTTAGTGGAGTGCGAGGAGGAATATCAGGTGGCTGTGTTCCAATATCATAGAAGTCGTAATAATCCGCATTATAATGTAAATGCAAACTTCTTTCTATAAACTCAAAACACAAGATTGTTGTGCCATCTTGTTCATAGTAATAGACAAATGGTCTGGTGATTTCATAAGTTCTTTCACCAGTTTTACTTACTTTCGTATACACTTGGCCAGGGATAAGATCTTCGCGAGCTATAGGGGGCATTGTGGGGCATATTGTATGAGCCACAATGATTTTCATTTTTATTTCACTGGACACATTCTAATCACTGAACATCTTGTTCCCCAGGCCGTTCTGGAACCGGAGCCATTGTAAGGTAATCACGAATACCTTCACTTCCCACATCTTATCGTAGGCTCCCCAAGGCGGTTTGATATCCAGGGTCAAGCGCACCGTCTGTAGACGCGACGCATTGGCCGTTCCGCGCGGTTGGTGTTTGCCTGGAGTTTCCGAGAAAGAATAGCCATATATGAAACTATTATAGGCCGACGCGCCCGATTTGTGTCTGTAGGCGATATGTTGACGGAACCACTGCTCTTCTTGCTTTACCAACTCTACTCCGTTCAATTGTATACTAGCACTCTTTAACATAGGTCCAGGAACATTATAAATAGGGTCATATTCGGCAGATAACACAGAAGAATAATTCGTCCATTCATTGTTATTGGCGACTTCCTTGCGTCGCACGAACCATAGTATCTCTTCCATCGGATGATTGGCTTCTAGAGGCAGTTGTACTTGTATCGTATCTTCTGATGACATCGTGGCATATTTGAGAGGCTCGGCGAAATCAAAGGTCTGTACATTGCGTACGAGGTTTTCAAACGGGCTTCTCATAATATTCTGGCGTATAGTGCCGTCTGTGACAGCGCCATAGGTAATCAGCTGTATCTTCTTGAATGCGGGAGTAATAGAGGATGTTTGCGTAGGTGTTACCGTGCCCGTAGATGTATTCATGATGTCCAGGCTTTGGCTCAGCGGAACATCTGTAGCGCAACTTCTACGACCTTTTAGACGTCGTACACACTCGTTAAAAGGGTGGAGTGTGATGTGGATCCGTACGGAGCCTTCTTTGCACGCGAGCAAGGGAAGGGCTTCTTGGAGCTTGGTGCGCTGAAAGAAAAATGGCAGGGGCACTAGGATAGATCTGCGGGTTGTGGGGAAGGGGCGATAACTCGGGGTCTGTGTTAAAGAGGATAGTGGGTATCTGCCGAGGGCTTCTATGCCGGGGCCGTATTGGGTATTGATATCTGCGAAGAGGAGACTGGCCGTATTGAGGAAATCGCCGTCCACGATTTCAATGGTCTGGTCGCCGATTTCTAGCTCGGCGCGCTGGAGAATGACGGTGCCGAGGCTGTTTGCGTAGTACCAGGGGTCTTCTGTCGGCTGGTAAGCGAGTGCTCCTGATTCTAGTTGCACTAAGGTAGTGTCACTGAGCCAGTGGCCGAGCTCTAGATGAAGAAAGGTGCCGAGGAGAAGATCGCCGGCCGACAAGGAATTCAAGTCAAAGGTGAATCGTTGGCCGAAGCCGGTGGGACCTCTCACAGGGAATTGCTGGACACTGAGGCTGAAGGGATGGGTCTTGCGCAGATTGTCGGCTACCCACCACGTTTTTTCGGAAGATAGGGGTGTAAATTCATTATCCTGGACGTCCCTCGGAGTGAGATCCAGGAGAGTTGTAATGTCTCCGCCGGGTCTTTGAAACCCGTTGTCCATTCTGCTAGGTCATTAGATCTATACATATTTTAGACCCTTGCGTGTATTTCTTCTTTTTGTCTTCTTCTTTTTTTGTGTAGCTCTCTTTCTTCTGCGCCGACCGCCTCCTTCATTGTTGGGTCCTTCAGGATTTCCATTAGGGTGTTTCCTAGGGTCTTCTCCTTCATCATCTTCTTCTTCTCCTTCATCATCTTCTGATTCATCATCGTATAAGACTTCTGATAACGCATCCAACCTATCCAATACATAATCTTTGTCTTCTTTATCTCTTTGGCTTGTAGTTTCCCTTCCTTCGTGAGTCATTCTAGCAAATATGATAGCTAGTGTAATAGAAAACTGGTGATACTGTCCAAAGGTCATATCTTTTATTATTTTTTTATTAGTATCACTTGATTGTGCAAGTTTTCTTATTAAATCAGATGCATTTATACATCCATCTACATCTTTCATATTATTCATAATTGTTTCAGTTGCCATTAACGGAGCTCCTGCTTTCATACAAGCATCAACACCTTCTGGACCTATTTTTACCATATAATAAAGGGCTAAGCAAGCAGAAGATGCGATTTCTTTTACTTTTTGATGTCTTTTTACAGCATCGACGATTACTTTCGCAGCATCATGTTCAACGCAGTATCTTTTTTTATCGTCATTTTCTTTAATATAATTTACTATATTATATAAAGCATTTCTACAAACAGACGGATCCTCTGATTTGCATTTATTAAGTGCTGTATCAATTTGTGAGTTTTTACGAGTACATCTTCTTCCAAAACACGCGGACATTCTATAAATACCGATATTTTATATATGATCTAAGCCATGAATAATTCCGCGCGGCCTTTGCCATCCGTATTGAATTCTGCCCAGCCTTCCACGATAACGCGCAACTCTGTGTTGGCCGAGCCTACGAGCGGATCAGGAGGCACTGTATTCAGACTGAAATATAAGGTGGGTCTATCGGCCGTGGTGAAATTCACTGCTCCTGTTACACGGGCGTCAGGAAAACGCTGAGGGGCTATGGCGCCGAGTCCCCAGTTCATTGTGCCGATTTCATAGCGTGTATCCGCGGATTCTTTGGCATAATTCGTCACATCTCGCCATACCAAGGGGCTCCTCGGCAATTCGCGGTCACGCCCCGCAATCTGGAAATTTGCCGAGCTATAATAACTTTGAGCGCTTTGTGTACCTGTGTTGAGCTTCCACAGGCGATTCGCATTGATATCTTGTCTCGCGCGGAAGAACCAGGTGATCTTTTCTGCCGGATGACGGCCGTCTAGGAGTCGTTTGATGATACTTGTACCTCCTGCGACGGCATTTACATAATCTACGCGATTCTGGGTAAAGATGTTTTCTCTAATGCGCAAGAAAGGGATTTTCTGAGGAGTCGCTTGAATAGCATCTTGGTACTCGCGGGGTATATATACTTGGCGCGTCTCTAGCTGGACATCTAGCGGTAGTATCTGGGTGCGAAAGAGAGTGTGGAATTCTGTTTGTGTACCATCCTGGACTGTTTGCTCAAATATATTCGCTCCCCAAGGTGTGGGCTTATATCTGCCGTCAGATGATTCCACAAGGTCTTCTAGCTTGCGGACCTTACACTTGAGGCGATAGATGTGTTGCAGGGCTGCGCGCTGAGGGAATCCGAGATCGGAGGATTGCTGAGACCCTATGATAGGAAGTGCTAGACGAAGTTGGCCGGGTGTGGCGTTTCTCGCAATGTCAAGAGCCGTGCCATTGTGGACGCCAGTCAAGGTATTGGATAACAAGGAATGTCCCAGTGTGTCGGCCGATCGTGTAGTAGCCCAGAGGGCGTCGCCGGAAAATTCCTGGAGAAGAATATTGTCCTGGTAAAACTGGATTTGTTCAAAGAGAAAATAGGCAATGCCGTTCGTATATCCATATGTTACACCGGACAAGTCTGCCACCTCTGTACGCTGATTTGTAGATTCTATGTTAGAGGGGAGCCAGGAAGGGAGTTTGATGACGAGGGTGGGGTCGCGCATGATATCTCCGACCAAGTCAAAGTCAAATTGTAGGTTTCGGCCGAAATCGCAGGATGTTTGGGAAGGAATGCGGCGTATCTCGGACATTTGCGGGGCTTGCGCCTCATAGGTGTTGTCAAAGACGTAGAGGCTGTCCTTGGATTCTTCAAAGAAGAAGGTATCCTTCTTTCCACGGGATACGAGTTCGTATAAGGCTCCTTCCACCGTGGCGTAGGAGCCGGCCATCTGTAAATTAGAGGATCTTTATGCCTTATACCTAATCCATAAAAATTCATAGGGGTGGTGGCCTAGATTTATGTATAGCTCTTATATCACGATACCTTAGGGTCTTCCGTAGAAGTGTATTTATTGTTTTGATTTCTGTTAAAGGGGGTGAGCATATCTACAAAGAGCCTAGTTGTACCCAGCATAATCAATGAACCATAAGAGGTCTGCGTGGTCTTAAGAATCTCCATTGCTCCCATGCACATAGGACTGCCCGTTGAAATCATTCCTTGAAAAAAACCATAGACGTTGTCGGGTACACAGAAATAATTGTACAATTTTGCCACAGAATAGTGTGTCGTGTAAACAAGCAACATTGTGGCAAGTCCCTTGCCAATAGCCTGCATCCCTATGAATTATACACGCCAGCGTTTTAGCCCCAGTTTACATTGATAACAATCTCCCAGAAACTATAGAAAATAAGACTTACAGGACCTGTTTGGATCTCTACCACGGAATCCTTGAACGTGGCTTGTATTAGCTCTTTGACTGCGGCTTCTTCTTTTGCGAGGGCTTCCACTTCTTCTTTGGTATTTGCCCATGTACAAGAAACGCGAACGACTGTTTCGCCGCGCATGGCCGAGCGGAAGACCTCATATTTCACGAGGCTTACCACATGCTCTATGAGGGCTTTGCGATAGTTATCGTCCTTGTATTTGTGTAAAAGGATCAGGTCTTTGCGACTGAAACTCATCTGTGTTAAAGGGTTGCGATTTCTTTAGGGTTCTTCTCTAACAGAGTCAGAGATATGCTGTTGCTCCTCTATAGGCTCTGCCATATGTTCAAACGCCGTCTGTGCCGCACAGGGTTCGCGACATGTGGGACAGGTATTCTTTTCCTGGAGCCATGTATTGAGACTTGGTGTATGAAATACATGGAAACAGCTTGTTACGGAGGCCGTAATGGGACTAATATCGTCCATTGAGATGGGACAGGACTCTTTGTTTTTACACGAATCTTCTGCTACCAACCAGGCAATGCGACGAGGAATGGGCTTTGGCTTTGCCTTTGTCTTTGGCGTAGCAGTTGCAGCAGCAGGGGGAGGAAGGACCCAAAGATGTTGAGGCCTTTCATACGGAATAGTAGGGTCTCGATCCACCGTGGTATACTCGCGCTTAATGCGCGCTCCTTGCGCAGGGAGCATAGATCTCGCAATAGGTATCACAAGAGGACCATTTAGCAGAAATGTGCCATCGCAGTGAATACGCGTTTGATAATGGCGAGGACCTGCCGACTTAATACGAATAATAACTGATCCTCGTTCGTGTGAGGTTGTCTTGTGTAGTGTAAAAGGGGTGTGTTCCTCGTCGTAGTGTTCCCAGCGATTTGCTTCTGGCTTCCAGGAAAGGAAGTAGTAGGTCCGTTTCCTCGGACGCCAAAAGGCCAGGAGGTTTCCATCGAACTGGTGAATACTCTCTTCCATTTGTGGTAGGGACTTGTATATGCGAGAATATCGGGCGTCAAATTTTATATGGGTTAAGGCGCTAGCGAGAAAACCCATAGAGATGTGTGGTATTTGGGCAAAGATTCTCACAGGGGGCGCCAAGGTTGACCATAAGGCACTTTGGGCGAACGGAGTGAATACTCTGGCTGCTAGGGGCCCTGAGGGACACAAGTGGTTGGATCTTGACTCTGCCACCTGGTGTTTCACTCGTCTCGCCATCAACGGTCTGAATACGGGGGGCATGCAGCCGTTTGAGCGCGACTCGGGGCTAGCCTGGATGTGTAATGGCGAGATCTATAACGCAAAGGAGTTAGAGGAGTTGGT